AGAAGCAATAAATTCTACTGGTGCAATCACTGCAGCAAACTCTATTACATTTAATAGTGCGTCTCAGTTGGTAGCAAATTTTACATTAGCAACAGATGGCACATATTTTATTAGAATAGAGAACAATGATGGTAACGCTGTTCGTAGTGGATCAGCATTACTGACCGTATCCGATGTACCTGCATGGACTACAGCTGCTGGAAGTTTAGGAACTTTCGCAGCAGGAACTAGTGTTGGGACAATTACAATTTCAGCAACTGATGCGACATCGTTTGCAATTACATCAGGTGCTTTACCTGGAGGATTGTCTTTGAATACTGGTGCAGGTTCTGCTACAATAACAGGAACAGAGTCAGGAGCAACAAGTGCTACAACATACAATTTTACAGTCACAGCAACTGATGCACAGGGACAAACTGCTGCTAGAGCATTTAGTATCTCAATATCAGTTGGACAACAAAACTCTATGAGGTTTGATCCATAATGGCAACATATTTAACAAGAACAGTATCTGATGCAACTAGTAATAAAATTGCTACTTTTAGTTGTTGGGTAAAAAGATCTTCGATAGCTGATTCAGATGGACAAGGTGCCAACTTCATGTGGTGTGTGGCAGGTCCAGGAGGATATAGTGATTCTGATTGGTTAGCATGTCGATTTCAGAGTGATGATGCGATAAGAGTTTTAACTTGGTATGCAGGAATTGACATTCGTACAAATAGAGTATTTCGTGATCCAGCTTCGTGGTACCATATTGTTATAAGAATAGATACAACGCAATCAACTGCAGCCGATAGAATAAGAATATATGTAAATGGAACACAAGAAACATCTTTTTCTCAGGCAAGTTATCCCTCTCAAAACCATGATTTCAATTGTCTTGGAGATTCAGGAGCAAAACATTTTGTTGGATGTGCAGTAGCTGCAAACATTAACAGTCCTAGTCCCTATGATTACATGAATGGGTATATAGCTGATTTTAATCAAACATCAGGCCAGTCTTATGCTCCAACATCTTTTGGAGAAACAGATTCTACAACAGGAGAATGGAAACCAAAATCAGATCTCTCTGGCCTTACTTATGGTGATAACGGATTTAGATTAAAATTTGAAAATGCTGGTTCATTAGGAGCGGATTCAAGTGGTCAAGGACACAATTTAACTGTTAGTGGAGCAGGTACAAATGCTCAAACAACTGATACAGCTAGTAACTTATTTTGTACTTTTAATGCTTTGCAAAAAGCCAGTAATGTAACTCTTAGCGAAGGTAATTTAAAAGCAACTATTGTAGGTGCAGGGCAATCAAGATCGACTGTTGGCAACTTAGCTGTAAGTAAAGGTAAATGGTATTGGGAGGTTAAATATACAACAACTCAACAGTCTGCATTTATTGGTTTAGTATCTGCTGATATTGCTTGGAATATAAATACTACTTCATACCCAAGCGGAAGTGTTACTGATAACGTTGGATTTAATGATGGTGGAACTAAATATGTAAATGGTTCATCAAGTTCATATGGTTCTGGTTTTGGTAATAATGATGTTATTGGTGTGGCAGCAAATTTAGATGACAATGAAGTTATTTTTTACGTAAACGGAACAGCACAAAATAGCGGTACAGCTATCTCAAAAACTTTTAGTGGTGATTACCTTCCCGTTGTACAACATCAATCAAGCACTGGAACTAGTTATTTTCAAATAAATTTTGGTAATCCATCATTTACTATTAGTTCTGGAAATTCAGATGCCGCTGGACACGGAAATTTTGAATATGCGGTGCCATCAGGGCATTTTGCACTTTGCACTAAAAACTTAAATACTTACGGATAATATTATGGCATACACAACAATAAACGACCCATCAGCACATTTTCAAACAGCTCTTTATAACGGTTCAAGTTCATCTGTAACTGTTACTAATGACGGTAATTCTAATTTAAAACCAGATTGGTTGTGGATTAAAAGGAGAAGTGGTAGTGGAAGTGACCACAATGTATTTGATACGGTAAGAGGTTTAACTGAAAGACTATTTCCAAATTTAGGTTCAGCATCAGATACAACTAATCCTAATGGAATTACCTCTTTAACTGATGGTTTTACTACGGGTACTAGTTATGGAAATGTAAACGGTAATGGAGAAACCTTTGTAGGATGGCAATGGGCTGCTGGTGGAGCAGCACCTACAAAAACATATAGAGTTGTGGTAGTGTCTGATAGTGGTAATAAATACAGATTTAGAAACTCTACTAATACAGCAACTTTTGCACAAAGTGCAGTCACATTAGAATTACAATCAGGCGGGACATATACATTTGATCAGTCTGATAGCACCGTAGCATCACATCCTATGAAATTTAGTACAACTTCAAACGGAACACATGGTGGTGGTACTTCATACAATACGGGAGTTACTTATAAACTTGATGGTTCAACTGTAACAGAATCAGCTTATGTGTCTGGTTTTGCCTCAGCTACGACAAGACAAATTATATTGAATGTACAAAATACAACAACACTTTACTATTACTGTCATTATCACTCTGGTATGGGTGGACAAGTAGATCAAAATGCAA